CAACGCTTAGACCTTTCACCGCCCAGGATCACTATGCAGTGGTACAAAGGGCGCACAGTGCCGTTCAATGTGACGGTTTTGGAGGATGGCGTGGGGCTGGACATTACAGGGGCAACGGTCAGTTTTGTGATAATTGACGCGGGCGGTAGTACCATTAAGACGTATGCAACGGGTGGCTCTGGCATTGTGCTGACTACTCCAGCAAGCGGAATAATGACTATTAGCCCCGAAAATGGTACAGGAACGCCAGATTTCAACGTAGACGAAACATACTACGGAGACTTGCGCGTAACACTTGCGAATGGCACTATTTACCCTTTTTTTCAGGCACGGATCACACTAACGGACAGACGAGACAAATGATTAACACCTACACAGGCTACAAAGTCACCACCGAATCTGCTAAGTTACCCGTACCTCTTGAGGACGCACGGCAGCAGCTTCGTATGGATGAATTGGCGCATGATGACGCTTATGTGGAGGGCTTAATTTATGCGCAGTGTTCCTATGTAGAGAATCAGTATGCGTGTGCGCTACTTTCTAAGACGATCGAAGAGTACCACAGCGAGTTTCCAGTATTTATCAGCGATCCACTTTGGCTTAGAATTGCCCCTTTTCAGTCTATCACATCTGTAAAGTATGTGGATAGTGATGGAGCGGAGCAAGAGTGGAGCAGCAGCGAATACGACACCAAAATAATGAAGTCCGGTGCTTTCATCATTCCAAAGCCTGCCTTTTCATGGCCAACGGATTTGGCGGACAGGCCGGACGCAGTAAAGGTGACTTACGAGGCCGGATACGGTGCAACGCCTGCCAGCATTCCACGATTTGTGACATTGGGCATATTGTCCAGGGTCGGGCGGGCCTACACACAGCGAGAAGACCCATTGAACAACGGCACAAGCTACAGTGATGCTATTCTTCACCCACTTTACAGATTCAATGTGTAATGGCAAAGGAAACGCAAATTGGCGAACGGAGGGAAAGAATCCGTTTTGAGAAACCGACCGCCACAAGGTCTGCGAGTGGCGGCGAAATATGGACTTGGACGCGGGTAGCTGAAGTTTGGGCAAAGGTCGTTTATCAAAATACGCGATCAGAAGAACAAGTGCTTGCGGATCAGGTAATTGTATCCACGGCAATCGCTTTTGATATTGCGTATCGGGACGGGATCACAGAGAAAATGCGGATAGTTTATGAGGGGTCAAATTTTGACATTATGTACATCCAAAAGCCGGACTATAAAAAAAGTCTGGTGATACAAGCCGTACGGGTAGAATGAACGCAGGGAACTACATATACGCAAAACTATCGGCAACCATAGCGGTCACGAATCTGGTATCAACCAGAATTTATCCCGTTTTAATGCCTCAAAACGCCTCCTACCCTGCAATCGTTTACAGTGTATCTAATCGGCCTTTGGATGCGAATATGAAGGATAGAGGGCCGTACCACGACCAATCCACAGTATCATTCACATATTGGGCAGATATTCAGTTTGGGCAGGATGCTTACACCTCTTTAGATGCGATAGATTTGGCGGTACGAACGGCACTAGACTTTGTGAGTGCGACGGCGGGTGGGGTGAATACTGAAACGTGCAAATACTTAGGCAGTGAGGATGTTTTTTCAGAGGATCGGCTTTTGCTCGGTCGTCAAGCTACTTACCAACTAACTACCAAGAACTAATGGATGCGCAGTTACAAAGGGATTTGAACCAGGTTATAAATCGAATCAGGGGTATATCTGGGGCAATCAGCAAAGAAGCCAGAGACGAGCTAAAAGAAGCCGCTGGGCCATTATTGCTTGCAATAAAAACGGCGGCACCTAAAGGCACAAAAACACATAAAAGATATGTAAGCCACGGAGGAAAGAAGCGGGCAGAAAAAGGGAGCGGAAATGTAGCGGCTACTTATAAGCCTGGAAACTTGAAGCGATCTTACAGAATACTTAGATTCAGACGCTCGAAGTTAGCGGTTTTTGTTGGGGTAAAATTAGGGGGCAAGGTGGATGGGTATTACGCACATTTTGTGAACAATGACACTGAAAACATTGACGGTAGCACAAGGATTGGATCAAACTATGTTGAGCGGGCGGTCTCTTCGATGGGGCCTTCAGTATTAAGTGACTCAATACGAAGAATAAGTAAGCTGGTAAACAAATACTGGATTTCAGCGGCGTTCAAATCTACTCTAGCTGGAGGTGCTTTTGAAAGCGGATTTTATTCTAAATACGCAAAAATTAAAGGTCGGCAATAATGAAAGTAAAATACATCAAAGTCTATACAGACGAATACGGCGATACCATGGAACCCGGATGGGTTGCTGAACACACTGACGCTGAAGGTGAGCGCCGGATTTCAAAAGGCGTATGTGAAAAGGTTGACGACAATGCCCGGGCGTTCAAATACAAGCTAGACGCTCCATTGTCTATTGACGAATGCGTTTCTCATGAGCCTAAAGAACCAGAATCGCCCATTTTCAAAGGCGCAAAGGCTATAAAATAAAAGCAAATAACAAACACAAACACATAAACACATGGCACAAACAGTCGGCACAGTTCTGGCCAAAAACATGAAGTTGTACTCAGGTGCAACTGCGATAACTTGTCAGGTTGATGTAAGCCTGGCTGGTTCTACCAATATGTTCGAGACCACTTGCAAGGATTCAGGCGCAAATGCGGCATTCCTTCCAGGTACAAAGTCTTGGACAGCATCAGGGTCGGCAAACTTTGCCGACGACGCTACACTCGGATTCAACACCACATCTACAGGCATATTCGCCAAATGGGACGCCCAAACATCCGTATCAATAGTATTCCAAACGGCGCAAACCGGAGACACCAAATGGAGCGGTACGGCTTACATTTCAAGCTGGACGCTTAACAGTTCTGGCAATGACGAAGCCGTGACATACGACTTTGAATTGCAAGGCACAGGCGCTTTGGCTATGGCTACAATTGCTTAAACATTTTTCCCGATATGACAGAATATATTGAATTAGGAGGCGTAGAGCGCCCCGTCCGTTTTGGTTTTGCTGCTTTATATCAGTACGAGCAAAGGACGGGGCGCAATGCCCTTACAGATTTCGCAGCCATGCAAAGCGGTCAAGCCTCGGTATCTTTAATGGTTGATTTGCTTTTTTCTGGACTATGCGCTGGAACGCGATACGAAAAGCAGGAAGTGAAGTACACCCCTGAAGACGTTGCAGAATGGATCGGCAATGACTTCAGGGTTCTGCAGAAAGCATCCGAAATGTTCGCAGCAAGTTTTGAGCCAGCACGGGAGGGCGAAACAGAAAAAAAGACGAAGCCCCTGAAAGCTATAAGGGGGCAGGCTTAGATTGGCAAAATCTGATTGAATTAGGCGCTTATTGCGGAATGAGTGAAAGGGAATTTTGGGAATCAACGCCCCGTTTTCTTTCGGCGCGGCAAAGGGCGAAGACCAACGAAATGCGGTTAAGCTGGGAGCAGACGCGATTCATTTCCTATACCGTCTATAAGACCGTAGATAGCAAGAATAAGATACGAAAGCCATCTGACGTGTGCAAGTTCCCGTGGGAGCAAGATGTTCCGCAATTTGTGCCACAAAGCCGTGAATCCTTGGAGAAATTCAGCGATGAAGCGGATGAAATCTTAAGAATCACACAGCCAGAAGTGTACGCAAAATACATGGAGGCTAAACTACTCGCACAAAATGTCAGCGCCGCAACTTAATGTACGGGTCGGGTTACTTTTCGACGAAAAGAGCCTGGCCAATATTGAAAGGCAGCTGCGCTCCAGTGGCCAGCGTCTTTCCAAAATTGGCAGCGAACTTACTATGTCCCTTTCATTGCCATTGGCAGCGTTTGGGGTTGCTGCTATTAAGTCGGCGGGGGACATTGAAAGTCTTACTTTGGCTCTAAAGTCACAGTTAGGGACGGCAGACGCGGCGGCGAAGGAGTTGGATAAGCTGACAGAGGCGGCAAAGAATCCAGGATTAGGAGTTGAGCAGGCGGTACGCGGATCGGTACGCTTGCAAGGGGTGGGCTTTGCGGCTGAAGAGGCACGGCAGGTACTTATTCAAATGGGTAACGCCATTGCATCCACAGGCGGCAGTGCTGAAGAGTTGGACGCGGTGACAAGGCAATTTGCCCAAATGACTTCCAAGGGGCGGGTATTGCAAGAGGACGTTTCGGTGTTGTCGGAAAACATGCCCGGCCTTGCTCAGTTGATGCAAAAGGCGTTTGGCACGCAATCTGTTGAAGCAATCCGGGAAATGGGTATAACGGGCAAAGAGTTTGTTTTGCAAATCACAAAAGCTGCCGAAGCATTGCCACGGGTTGAGGGTGGCATAAAAAACGGCATAGGCAACGCCATTGACAGCCTGAAACAAAGCGCGGCAAAGGTAGGATTTGCTATCAATGAAGCATTCGATGTTACGGGCGCTATTGAGACAGTTAGCAGCGCTGTGCTTGTTTTAGCTCAGGCTTTCGGGGCATTACCTGGACCAATCAAAACCGTAATTCTTTCACTGGCAGGTATAGCCATTGCCACAGGGCCGATCTTAAAAGGCTACGGTGCAATAAAGATTTTCGGCGCGCAATTAGTCAGCGGGTGGGCGACAATGGTTGGGGCTATTAAGCCCGTAATTGCGGCCTTTAACGCCTTGAATCTTGCAACGCGGGCGATAGTTTTAGTTGGGATTGTATATGCTGTTTTAACATTTATTGAAGCATTCAAGCAATACGAATCACAATTAACTGATACCGAAAGGGCAGCGCAATCATTGTCCAACATCCAAAAGAGCGCCACCGACAGCATACAAGGCCAAAAGAGCGAGGTTGATACATTGGTGGCGGCGTACAAGGCCGAAGGAACGACGCTGAAGCAAAAAGAGGAAATACTAAAGGCGTTAAACAAGATTTCCCCTGAATACTTTGGAGGCTTGAGGGCGGGCAAGGGTGATGTTGACAAGCTAACAGAGGCCACAAAAAGATATGGTGCAGAACTGCTAAACGTTGCTGAATTAAACAGCCTAAACAAGCGGCTTGAGGAAATCGCGACAGGGCTGCGGGATGTTAATAAGTCTGCTGATCCATCCATGCTTCAAACGCTTGGAAACATCATTATGTCAGGCGGTCACGCTTTGGCCTTTGCGTCGAAGCAGTCTATGACATTTACCGAAAATAGCAACGCTCTTAAAACGTCGCTACTCGCAGAGCAAGCTGCGTTACAAAATCGGGCCACAGAATTAGCTTTAAACGCGGCGGCAACGGGAAACCTTGTTGATGAGTATAAGGATTTAGGCGGGGCAAGTGATAAAGCAAAAGAGAAGCTAAAAACCTTAAAGGACGTTTTAGAGGATGTTAAAAACTCGTCTATAAAAGCCAGTTTAATTGGTGACGACGCTGACGAGGCAAAGATCGAGGCTTTACAAAAAGGTATTGAGCGGCTTATTGATGCAGGATTTAAGCCAGCATCAGTAGAGGTGAAAAACCTAAAAAGCCAGCTTGACGCGCTAACAGTTAAGCCGACCGACATAGAAATAAACATAATAAGGAAAGAGGGAGGAGGCGGCATTGCAGATTTGGCGGGGGGTGATGGTAAAATACCAGAGCGCACCCTGGATTTAAAGCCTGTTGAGATTGGAGACTTCACGAGCGGCATTGACCTGGAAGCAGAAAAAGCCCTTGCACAACAGTGGCAAGACACATACATCGGGGCGGCGCAAACCATCGCAGACGCTACTGCTAATATTTTGGGTTCTTCATTCCAGAAAAATGCAGAAGCAGAAATTGCAGCGGAAACGGCAAAGGCAAACGCTCAGCTACTTTTATACGAGGGGAATGCAGGTAAACAGGCACAAATTAAAGAGGCGTTAGCCGCTAAAATAGCGCAGATTGAAAAGAAAGAAGGGCGAAGGAAAAAGGCTTTGGCTATTGCAGAAGCGACGGTTAACACGGCGGTAGCGATCACAAAGGCCATCGCTTCAGCCCCACCACCTTTTAATGTACCGGCTATTGTGGCGGCATCTATCGCGGGGGCCGCGCAGATAGCAACCATTGCGGCAACACCTTTCGCCCGAGGCACTGCATACGCTCCCGGCGGCACAGCCTTAGTAGGTGAGCAAGGGCCGGAGCTTATCAACCTTCCACGCGGTTCGCAGGTATTCCCAACGCCAAAAACAAACGCAATGCTTTCGGGCATGGGGGGCGGCGGCGTAACGGTAGGCGGTGAATTCACGGTACGAGGTACGGACTTGGTTTTGGTACTCGACAGGGCAAAGAATAAAAACGAACGGTTTAGATAATGGCAAAGAGACTTTATAGCACATTCTACGATTTGAACGGGGCGGGTGTCACGGTTGACATCTATGACGCTGACTTCGTAGGGTCTGCTACTGAGTTCACCACTAAGACTTGCCAAATAACATACGACAGCAACGCAAATGACGATCTAAGTAGCCCGATTATCGGAAGCCGTGCCAAAGTCGGTATGGTAATACCTGTAATAAATAGCATACTTACGACCTTTGTGGAAGACTTCGCCACGGCTGAAGAGGATAGATTCACAATTGAAATTGGGAAAAGTTCTGGCCCTGACGTAGTTTGGCGCGGCATTCTTGTGCCGGACTTTACAGGCGAAGAGGATACGGCCCCTAGTTTCATTTTTAATTTATCGGCAGTTTGCGGGCTTGGACTATTAAAGAAAAAGCCTTACCACGACGGCTCGGCTATCTATACGGGAATTGACCGATTCACGGAGCATCTCACAACGGCACTAAGCAAACTCGCTCACACCGACGGATTTTGGGGCGGGTCAGACGTATTTTTAAAGACGGCGGTGGATTGGTGGGCGGCATCAATGGCAAGCGGCGCAACGGATGACGCAATGTTCCAAGGAGGGGTTGACCATGCGGCTTTTTACGATTACGGCACGCAAGGGAACGTGGACAAAGATGTAATTAGCTGCTATGACGTAGTTTGGCACATACTAAAGACCTTTGAATGTAGAATATTTCAGATAGACGGATCATGGTGGATTGAACAAATTTCCTATCGCACCTCATCAAGCTATTACACACGCCATTACTCAAAGACCGGCGGTTACCTATCAAACGCCACAAATTCAGGCGTCAATACCATTGATCAAACAAAAACCGGGGCAAAAGTAGCCACGGTTAACTATGATTTTTTGCCCTCGCTGAAGCGGGCAGAGGTTACGTACGATGTAAAGAGTTTACGCGATTTCCTTGCTGGGTCGGTTCAAAATAGCGGAAACTTCGATACGCTAATTAGCAGCAACAGCGGGGCTGCGACAATGAACTTGAGGTTCACCATGACAGTGACCGTAACAAATAACGGTTCGCCGCT